TTCTTTTCATCCTGATTACTATCCAACTCTTGAGTGTATCTAACAGTAAAGTCAGTTATAACAACATCATCTGAGGAAAAATCAGTACCAATTTTCATAACTCTTTAAAATAAGGAAATAATGTATTTTTAAATAAATGATAAGTATATTCTATTTCGTCTTTATCAAGAGAATAGATTCTACCTACTGGACCCCATGATTGATTGTTAGGGGCATCCAAAAGTAAGCACGGAATACCTCGTGTGTTCAAGTCTTTAAATACAGATAAAGAATCGTCAATATGTACTTCAGCTCCAGAACGTTTGAGTTGAGGATATTTACTAAGACTTACCCCAAATACTTGATAAATAGGAACAGAAGGAAGATCATTAATCATCAACTGTTTCTTTATCAATTCCTTACTAATAAGTCTTGAAGTACAATAACAATGAGGCATAAAATTAGGAGTATTAATCAGAGGCTGAGTTAACCAAAACTCAGGATCTCGTCTTAATACTCCTCGTACATTTTTAGTAATTTCTAGATCTGTTTTAGGCACTCCAAATCTTTCAATATAATGATTGTAAAAGTCCACAAGTGTGCCATCCAGGTCTAAAGACACTTTTAAGTTCATAATTCTTCTATATCTTTAATATTACCTATTGAGATGTTATATCGGTCATAATATTGGTGAACAAATTCAGGAAAATTGTCATAATCCTCTGTTCCATAAGTATCAACAAGTTCTTGCATTAACTTTTCTTGACATTCAGGAAGCGATCGTGCTGTGATAACAGAGATCCAAACATCTCCATTTTCCATATCACATATTGGTATTACATACTTATTCATTTGTTACCCAAATATAAGTAATTACACTGTACTTTGAATCAGTACAATTGATTACAGCTTTCATTTCTTTAAAAATTCTAATAATTTATAAAAATATTCGACTGGAATTATTGCTAATGTACCAGGAGAAACACTATTTACATCTCCTACTTTTTTCCATAGCAATGCTAAAGGTCTTTCATCAGGACAATTTTCTCTAATAGTAAAATAGTTAGGAAGGTTTTGAGTATTTTTAGCTTGAATAGCAAAAGGACAATCTCCAGCTATATCGACCTTGTTATTATCGAGGCTTTTTGCTTCAGATGCGCTTCTACATACTTCAAATCCCATATCATTAAGGATATGTACTATTTCTGCTTCAAAAGCATTTCCTTTAGATTTACTTTTGCGTGCTTGATAGGATCTAAAGGTAGTATCACTAATCCATTTACAATGAATCTTATCTTTTTTACTAGCAGAGCCATTTCTTGACTTATTACAACGTATTTTAATAGCCGATTCTGATAATTCAGAAGCTAATGCTGCTTCTTCAAGAGATACATAACTCTCTTTTCTACCATTCGGATAAGTTATTTCTACAGATGTGTCTAGCACTTTCTACTTAGCCATATTAAAAATTGTTTGATTAATTTAATTGTTTTATTCTTTCCGTATAATTTATAAAAATCACTAATATCTTTAGCATTTAACTTTCTAGGAATCCATGTATATATAAATTCAGGATGTTCTTTCTTAATCTTTCTCATAAAAGATATACCTGTTAAGTCATTATCAAAAAACACCACAATATGCTTAAAACGTTTTTTAAGAATATTAAGTGCAGATTCAGATAGAAATTGAGTTTCTGAATTGGGGGCGAGTGCTGGTATATTAAATGTACTTAACAACATAACATCTTTCATAGATTTAGTAATTACTAACAAGTTACCAGATTTTGGAATATTATCAACACCTTGAATCTTTTGAGTAGGCCAATTTCCAAGAAAACGATAAGTTTTTCTAAACGGAAAATAGCATCTCCATAATTCCAGACCATTGAGTTTCTTTCCATAATATCCAAAGATAGGGCAATTCTGTTTAGATCTTGCTATTAATTCATCATTAAGAAATACACTTTTACAAGAATATACATTAAACTTTTTAAGTGTTTCTAAATCAATTCCATATTTAGACCACCATTTAAGTTCAAAATCTGTAAAATCTTGAATTTCTACTTGAACCTTAGAAAATTCTTTTTCTTCTATCTTTATATCTTTTGATATAATTTTACCTTTGTTCTTAACTAAAGTGTCATCTTTATAAATATTAAAGTCATTAGCAATTATTCGTAAAGCTTCGACATATGTACATTTAAATAATTCACATACATAACCAAAACAATTTAACGATTGTCCAGTAGCAAAGTCTTTATAAATTAGAGTACCATTATTATTTCGGTAAAGAGCACAAGTAGGATGATTATCCTTTCGTAGTAAACTTCTGAAGAGTTTCTTAGACTTAAACTCAGTTCCTAGGTAAAAGCCAAAGATTTGCTCTTCAGAAATATGTGATAAAATTAAATCCTTATTTAAATTGGGCTTTCTTATTAAACTAAATTTCATTTGCAAATCAAGAATTTATTGCAAATATACTCAATTTAGCTTAATTTACAAAATATTAAAGACTGCCAAGCAAAGCATCAAAGTCCGCATCTTCACTACCTGCTGTATCATAAGTAGGAGTTTCCTCCTTAGATTTCATTACAGTAGGCTTTGCGTTATGATAACTATCAGCTTGTGCCTGTTCATAAGCAGTAAATGCAAGGTTATCACCAAACGGAGATACCATCCAAGTGTACCACTCATTAAGTTCTACATTATTACGTGTTGCCTTCTCCTCTGTATTTGCCTGAGCAATACCAGTACAGTTAGGAAGAGCAGCATATACATGCCCATTATTATTTCTACCAATCAATTTCATTTCAGTATGCACTTTATCTACAGCAGCATCAAGAATCTTCTTGAAGCCAAGTGCAATATCATCAAATGTTTTAGCTTTGCTAGATACTTGCTGGAGTTTCTCAAATGCAGCAGGAGCAAATGCAAAGCCAATAGCAGCCATTGTATCACGAGTACGTTCCCACGCACTCGGAAGTTCACGTTTTCCACCATTATTACCGTCTACTTTAGTTCGCTCAAAATCACGCTCGGAATTAATCCAGAAAATACTGTGAGTATAAACACCTTCATCATTACCAAAGGTAATAACAAGGCGCTTCCAAGGATTACCATTTTCAGAAGTACCTTCTTTAATTTCTGTTCCTTTAATAGTTACATTTTTGTGAATTTCGTATGCCTTAAGAAAGTTAGTAGAATTAGCAGGTTTAGTGTTAGCCAAAGATCCAAAATTGAAGCTCATAATTTTATAAGATTTTAAATTTAAAGTTGAAACATAGAAGATGGTACTTCCATAACGTCATCTGAATCATCTATTAAATCTTGTAAATCTATATCAATGGGAAGTTCTAATTTTTCTTCCACATCGGTTAAATCTTCAATCTCCTCAGTAATCTCTGTATCTTTGTTCTTCAAGATAAACAAGCCTTCTTTTTTATCATGAGGAACAACATCAAACTCAGTGCCAAACTTAACTAATTCATCATGCTTACTGCCACGACATGCGACTGTCAATGATTTAGTAAGACGATTTCCAGAGTGTGTTTTCCACACTTCATCACTTGCGATGACAGGAACACGATTCTTACCTTGCTGTTCATACTTGATTTCAAGCTTATCATCAGGTTTGACACCCATTAGATCAGCAGCAGCTTTAGTAAGAATATATTTATTATCCTCTAGAATTAATTTAGGTTCAGCACATTCATCTTTCTTAACTTGCTTCTTACGAGGCTTATCTTCACCACTTTCAAAGTTAGCTTTATCTACTTTACGAGAGATACAAGTAGATGTCATTTCCCCTGTCTCAGGGTTTACACTAACTTTATATTTTAATGTAAGCGTAAATTCCTCGGTGATTAATTCCATTATTCACCGCCATTTTCAAAGTTATTAATTGTATCTACAACAAGCTTAAGATTTGGTTCAATATACTTTTCATCAAAGCAACCTTGAACAGAACGACATGTATCATTACCATCAGTACGAGTTTTAAACCTATAAACGATTTCATTCGATACTTCATCAATTACACGTTCAGAATAAATGATGTAAGAGAACAAACCGTCAAGGTTAATCTGATTGGTAAGCATTTTCATATTCTTGAATATATTATATTTTATTCTAGTAAATTACTCTAGTATAATATATTACTCTATATATTTCTATATAGATGAGACTAAGTATTCATTAAAAATTTAAATTTTTAACATCCCCATTTCAGAAGATTAATTACTTCTCCTTACGTTCCCGTTCCGGAACTAGTCGTTACACGCGCCCAGAAATAAAAATTTCTTGCTTGGCTCGGCATTGCCATGTCATTTTAATGATTTAGGTTTCGCCGAATTAGGGGTTATACTGGCAAAATTTATTTACCCGTCGTCCACATTCTAAACAAGGGATCAATCTCAGTACCATAGTTCTCTACATGAGTAACAAAGATAACAGTGAGATCATCTCTTAGGTTCTGACAGAACTGAATCAAATCATAATAATTCTTAGCCATTACAGTAAACTTTTCATAACCTTTAGTTAAGGCATTTTGGAAAGTTTCATTGCTAAGCAAATAATTAGCATCATCAATTACTATAGTAGTAACCTCAGAGCGAGTTTTTGATACAATATTTAATATCTTTTCAATAGATTCGTAATTGCTATTCACAAACCAATTACCAACCAACTTACCGCCTTCCGACGATACTTTAGGATATTTCTTACGAAATCCAGGAATTTGTAACTGTTTATTAGTACAACTAACAATAAATGTAGATTGTGGATCTAAGTATTTCATTGAAGTTGACTTTCCGGAATTAGAAAGTCCGGCTAAACAGATAATTGAGCTCATTTATAAAGTAAATTTGATGTTAGTTTTATTTACTTCATCTTTCGGTTGCTCGTTATACCATACAGGATTATCAAAAGTTCCATAATCAATAATTTCTGATGAACGAGGCATCTCGACCCATTTATTACATTTACCATCATAATAAATGAAATCTTCTACATCAGCTTCTCCATATCTAGACTTAAGAACAATTATTGAACGAAATTTATCACCTAATTGCTTGATGTCATAACCTCTATGTGTTGATAACTTAAGTTTATTAGGGCTAAATATCGCCAATACGATCTCTGCGTCCTCAATTGTGGAATTCGAATCTTTATAGTCAGATGTCATTGGAATAACCATAGATTCCTTTCGTCTGTCCATAGATTGAATACCTCTATTCAATTGCTGTATCACAATTGGAGTAATTCCACACCTATTTTTTAAAGAATACAGATATTTAGACGTTAAATCCATTTCCTGCTTGAGAGTATTACCATTGGCTGGTAAAATTCTGGCCAGATGGTCGATCACTACAACATGCATTAGGTCTGGATCATCAGGAGTATAAATTTTACGTTTATCTGATTCTGTAAACTTGCCACGTGCTTCCAACTCTTTGTTAAGACAAGAATAAATGTAATTAGCTGAAGCATTTTTGTCATATATAGTAAGAATGCTTTCCACTTTGTGCATCCAAGGAATACATTCTTCAACTATAGCATAATTATCATCATCCAGAATAAAGCCTCTCTGTACAGATAATAATTGCTTCAAGCTTAATCTTTTACCATATGTCTCAAATATATATGTTGAAAGTAGTTTGGCCATAATCATTTCAGCGTTCATTTCAAGAGAGAACAAGCTAATCCTGAATTTTCCATCTTCTAGATGTTCCATCAATGGTCTGTAAATGAAAGAATACAACATAAGGCTACTTTTGCCTACTCCGGATTCTGCTCCGATCAAATAGTAAGTATTCTTACATACACCATCTATTACTTGTTCTAGTTTAGGTAATCCAATACTATAACCTTGAGCCTTACCTTGTCTACCTCTATTAATAGCTTCAAGTAATGCTTCAGTAATCATAGTTCTCGGATTGCATCAAGATTAATTCCACTATCTCCTTCCTTGAGTGCTTTTAAATCATGCCATGCGTTATTAATAATAAAGCTGCTAAGTGATTGGTTAAGTACATTATTATCTTTAGCCCAATTTACTAAGTCTATAATCTCTTTATGTACTTCAGGATTCCATTTGATATACCTTCCATACTTGAAATATGCATCTTCAAGAGAATTGAAGTGCCGACTTACACCTCTTAAAGAACACATATTTCCATTAATCATTCCAAATTGTGGATAAGCATCAAATAGTTCCTTCCCTAACTCGAATGAGCATTTGTAAATGTTTTTAATAAAATTCTTATTAATTTCTATTTCAAAAGGATCAAATTCTTGACCTTCCTTTGGAATAGAATATGACTTGAGGATAATTCCTTTATCCTGGAGAGATTGAAGCACAGAACGAAGGTTAATTCCAGCAGCTTTTAAAGTCTTAATATACCCAGAA